TCCCATTCTTCCCACCATTCTTCCCACCTAGCTTCGCGGGATTCTAAAAAGTTGCTAAAAATTAATAATTGATATATAATAATTAAATTAGGGTAAAAGGGGGATAAACTTATATGGATTTTTCACAAAAGTTATTGCATGATGAAAATTTAAATCATTGGTTTACAAAAGATAGGTCTGAAACATCAAGTAATAGAATAAATACAAAATCTTTAAATAATGGAATATTAGTTAAAAATCTAGCATTAGGTATTAATGTTTATAAAAATGTATTTTCATTAGAAGACTCTAAAAGATACATAAGCATTCTAGAATTAAATTTAAGTCAAGGCAAACAATACAATTGGTCAGAGGCTCAAGTAACAAATTCTACAACTCCAATTAAAAAAGCAAGAGACTGTGTAGACTTTAAATATAAGCAAGAAAATCTAGGTCAAAGAAACGAAAGTAATGCAGAGCTTATAGATCTTCATCAAGAAATATACGAAAAGTTAAAATATTGCATAGATGACTATGCTGCATATTGGGGAATAAATGTAGTATATTATGAAGCGTTTAATTTTGTTAAATATGAAGGAAAAGGATCTCACTTCAATATTCATGCAGACCATGGACCAGCATATAATTGCACAGTGTCAGCTGTAGTATACATCAATGATGATTATGCTGGCGGTGAATTAAATTTTCCCAGATTAGATAATCTTGTATATAAACCAGTAGTCGGGGATATAGTTCTTTGCCCATCAAACTATGTTTACGAACATGCATCGCTTCCTATAGAATCTGGAACAAAATATTGTGTTGTAGTTATGACAGACATTAATGAATTGGGTCATAAACAACATGGTTAAAAAAGCTGATACATTTTCAAATTTAATTAAATTTATATCTTATAGACCATGGCTGAATAAAGAAAGCGCATCTGTTCCAAGTCCAACTCAAGATGCTATTCCAAAATGGTATAAAGAGGCTGATAGGTTTGCCAAAAATCCTATTACAAACGAATATTGGAATGCCCCAGCAACAGTATGCCCATTTCCTAAAGAGGGCACAGAAAGTGATTATGGAAAAATACCAACTTGGAAAGCATGTCCAGCTATACTAGATGGATTTACAAGTGGGTATATATTAAAAACACCTTGTGATATTACTTTTTTTAAAAATAATAATGGAACTATTGATGTTAAAATATTAGATCCAAAATATCAAGATTTTTGTGGAAAAAGACCTCCAATGCCACAATTTGAGCATCCTTATGGGTTTTACGAAGATCACTTTGCCTGGTATCCAGATTGGGCTATAGAATTACCAGATGGATATAGTGCTATTTTTATGTCTCCAATGAATAGGTTTGATCTTCCATTTTTAAATACAACTGGTATTGTTGATGTAGATAAAGTTAATTTATTAGGAACATTCCCATTTTTTATTCCACAAGGTTGGGAAGGAACTATTCCTGCTGGAACACCATATATGCAAGTATTACCTTTTAAAAGAGAAAATTGGCAACAAGAAATACATATTCAACAGGAAAAAGAAATTTATGATAAAATGGTAGAGAACATGAAGTTTTATCGTAAACCAGACGGCGGTATCTACAAAAATAAAGTTTGGTCTAAACGAGAATATAAATAGGGGGAATAAAATGCAAACTTGGACAGAAAAACAAGATCTAGGTAGTGGAATTTTTTTATACAAAAATGTTATAAAAAAAGAATTTGACGTAATTAATAGATTAGAAAATACTTTGGGAGAGCTTGCACCAGTTGGAGAATTGTCAAAAGATGGAAATAAATATCATTGGATGCCAGCATATGTGGGATATAAAGAACTTATGCCCCTATACAGAGACTGCTCTGATTTTAAGTTTAAGAAAACCGACATAGATAAAGATCCAGATCCCGCTTCTATAGCCCTTCAAGCACTTTGGCAAGATGTTTATGATGCACAATTTCAAGCAGTTGAAGACTATAGAGCACATTTTAATATTATGGATTTAAAATATTGGGAAGCTTTTAATTTTATTAAATATGGCCCAGGGCAACATTTTCAAGAACACCACGATCATGGTTTTTCATATAATTGCACAGTTTCGTTAGTGGCTTATGTGAATGATGATTATGAAGGTGGAGAGTTATATTTTAGACTACAAGACTTAAGCATTAAACCAGAAGCAGGCGATTTATTTATTTTCCCTTCTAATTTTATGTATCCACATAGAGCAATGCCAGTTCATTCTGGAACAAAGTATTCTATTGTTACTATGTTAGATTATAATAAAAAATTTCATACCCCAGAAATGTATCGTCCAGACGAGGACTAATGTTAAATATATCAGTTGAAAAAGATGAAAATTCTGTGATTAGCATTGCTCCAATGTCAATTAAAAGAGATTGGATGGATGTAACTCCAGAAAAACATGCCTATAGATGTTTTCCTGTAACACAAGCAAACATGATTGGGTGGAATCTTTTTTGTGATAAGGATTTTGAATTTATTTGGAATGGAGTAAACGATACAAGTTCAGACAATATTAAAATATTAAATGGCGATGATTTTACTTATTCTGGAAGAGGTCAATCAACAATAAGCTTTAACACAGGGTTAACCTTTAGGACTGATCAAGATATTAGTTTACTTACAATTAATCCAACTAATTATTTTAATGATAATTTTGAAACAATGTCTTCTTTAATAAGCACATCGTGGCTAGACTCTGGTTTTCCTTTAGCGATTAAAGCAAGGGCTGCAAATAAAAATATTATAGTAAAAGCTGGAACTCCAATTGCAACAATAATTCCAGTTTCCTTGACGGCAATGGATAATACATCAATAGAAATATTTGATTACTCAGATCCAGACAAAAGTAGACAATTTGCTCATCAGTCTTACGGTGAAGCTGCACAAGAAATTAATAAAAGTGGCCAATGGACAGACTGGTATAGAGATGCCGTTAATGAAAAAGGTGAGTCATTAGGAAAACATGAAACAAAGGTTCTTCGCTTATCAGTAACAGATAAAACCAAAAATCAAAGAAATGGTATAGTATAGTTATGGAACAAAGCAAAGATAAATATACAGTAGTAAAAAGATCTCCCTCAATAACTCCATCTGGGTGGTTTGGAGATAGCAAAGATATGATCGTAGAATTAGAAAATTTTATGACCCAAGAAGAAATTGATTTTTTAGAAAAATCTGCAAAATCTTTAACTATTTGGGATGTAACGGAAAGTCATGTAAATGAAAATGGAACTGTTGTATATGATTCAGATTATTGGAAAGATCGGGTTGCAACTACTCCAAGTTTAAATAAAAATGATCCAAAAATAGCACCAGTAATTGCAGGTCTTTTTAAAAGACTACAGCCAATTGTTGAAGAATTCTATAAAGTAGAAGTTGTGCCAACTGGAACTACTATTGTTAAATGGCTTCCAGGACAATTCCAAAATCCTCATGCGGATAAAGAACTTCATGAAGGTCCAGACGCTGGGTTGCCAAATGATTTTCCAAACTATGACTTATCTAGTTTATTCTACTTAAATGATGACTATGAAGGTGGAGAACTATACTTTCCGCTACAAGGCGTAAAGTTTAAACCTAAAAAGGGAGCTGCATATTTTTTTCCAGGAGATAAAAATTATATTCATGGAGTTACAGAAGTAAAAAGTGGATTAAGATTTACATGTCCTTTTTTCTGGAGAATAGCCAGACATACAGGAGATAGGCAGCCATGAATTTAAATAACAAAAAACGAATTAATGAGGATTTAGTAGTTTATGAAAATTTTTTAACTGCTGAAGAATCTGCTAAAATAATTTTAGCATTAGAAAAACAAGCAACTAATGAAAAGATTTCTTGGACACCAATATCTTTTTATGAATCTTATTCTTCTGTATTGCCACAAGACAATGATCCAGAATTAGAAGAGGTTGGACTAACACCAACTATATTTTCAGATATTAAAAATGGAATAATTAAAGCTGTGTCGTCTGTTCACGATACCCCTGAAGAAAAAATTTCTCAAATAGGATACCATACACAAAAGTGGGAGCCAGGAGCATTTGCTCGCGTTCATTCAGATAATACAGATGAGCATGGAAATTTTGGAGCATTTGAAAGAAGTAGGTATGCAGCATTCGTATATCTTAATGACGACTTTGAAGGTGGACTACTAAGGTTCCCAGATAGAGACGTAGAATTATCTCCAAAGGTCGGAATGCTTGCAGCATTCAACGGTAGCCACAACAATATGCATGAAGTAAGTTTAATAACTAAAGGTATTAGATATACTTTGGGATCTTTCTGGGACGATAGGGAAGAATCAGATTACCCAGAAGAACTTAGATCTGAATGGAAAAAAGAAATGGATGCAGTAAGGGCTGCTCAAAAAATTGAAAAAGAAGAATGGCAAAATCTTCTTAAAGATGGATATAAACTAGATAAAGATGGAAACAAATATAGTATAGAAGAGTTAAAATAACATGAATGCTTTTTTAGAAAAAAGATTAATTGAAAATAACTTTGAAGTAAAAAAAATAGATAACAATATTTTGTTAGTAGAAAACTTTGTTTCTAAACAAGAGATAGAAGATATTTTTAATATTATAAATAGC